GCCATACGTCGCGGTCAATCGATGCGGCGAACTTTCCGGTCTGGCGCGGAGTCTTGAGTTTGATCGTCGCCGCGATCTGCGTCCCCACCCCGAGCACGGCCTGTTTGACGCGGGTCATCGCGTCGTTCGCCGCTTCGATCTGCGCGGCGTCGACGCGGGAAATCGCCGTCCCGAACGCGATCGTCTCGGCCGCCTGCTCGCGCAGCGCCTCGGATCCCTGCAGCAGCGTCGGCAGCAGATCGCCGGCGCCCTTGCCGAAGATCGCCACGGCCGCGGCGGTCCGCTCGTAGGGGTTTTGGATCGCCTTGATCGCGTCGGCGATCCTATAAAACGCCTCGTCGGTCTCCATCGTCGCCAGCTCGGCGGCCGACAGTCCGATTTTCTTGAAGGCATCCGCGGCCGGGCCGCCGTCGGCCGCCGCCTTGCCGAGATTGACCTGCATTTTCTGCAGACTGGTCGCCAGCAGCTCCGACGACGCGCCGGACAGGTCGGCGGCATGCTGCAGACCGATCAGCCGTTCCGTCGCGATCCCGAGCCGGTCCGACAGCTTGGCCGCGGCGTCGACCGATTGCAGTTGCGCTCGTGTCGCGGCGGTCAACCCGGCGACCGACAGCCCGGCGCCGAGCGCGCCAGTCAGCGTCGCGATTTTCCCCGCGGTCGTCTCGACGGCCCCCTCGAACGTTTTCAGCGACGAGCGGGCGGCCAGCAATCCGGCGGTCATTTTTTCCGCCGTCGCCGTCAGCACGACCTGCAGCGAGCCCAGAACCTTCGCCATCTAATCGCCTTCCCGTTTACGGCCGCCGAACAGCACGCGACACACCGCCTCCATTTCCGCCGGGTCGGTCAGCTCCCGGCCGATCGCCGAGCGGGCCGACGCCTCCGCGGACGGCGCGGGGTCGAGCAGCGTCAGGAACGCCCGCAGATCCTTTTCGCGGCCGGCGCCGCAATGGGCGTTCCAAAACAGCATCGCGATCTGGCCGAGCAGCGCCTCGATCCGCTGCGCCGGCGCCAGCTCCTCCGCGAAGTAACGCCGCCAGGCGATCACGTCGACGAACGGCGTCCGGTCGATCTCTGCGAGCGTGCAGCCGAGCGTCAAGGCGAGCCGGCAGCGCTCGCGCCCGAGCGCGCGAAGTTTTTTTCCCCATCCTCCGCGGTCGCATCGCGCGGCGAACCGTCGCCGGGCTCGGGATCCAGACCCGACAGGCGCAGGACGAGCTTCCCGATCCGGTCGACGTCGGCGAAACAGATCGAGCGGGCCAATTCCTCCTCGGCCTTTTCGTCGTCGCCGAACATCCGGCCCCCTTCGGCCGAGCAGATCCCGCTGAGCGCCAGGATCAGCATCGAGCGTTTGGGGTCCGTTTCCGCAATCGCCATCCAGCGCCGCGTTTCTCCGAAGGTCATCCCTCGGACGTAGACGACCCCTTCGCCGATCCGCAGCGTCTCGATCCGCGATCCCGTCGACTCGGCGAACAGCTCCGCTTTACTGAGAACCTTCATGGACGGTGTCCTTTCTGCAAAACTCACGCCCAGACCGGCACGCCGGACAGCTTGAACTCGACGCTCGCGGTCATGCGCCCGTCGATCGGCACGTCGACGCCCCGTTTGCGCAGGATCGCCGTCGCCGTGAACGAGCCGCCGACAAGGTTGACGACGAGCGAGCCCGTTTCCCCTTCGACGAGGCTCGGCGCCTCCGTGACGGCGAAATTGAGCGTGAACGTGATCGACCCGGCGTCTTTCAGCCCGGCGATGAACGTCTTCCATTTCGACGTGGTCGCGGAATGCGTCGTTTCGACGACGTCGACCTCGCTGTCGCCGATTTTCAGCGTCGTGAAATTGATCGTGTCGCCGCTCCAGGAAATCGTCGTTCCGTGTCCGATGTCTGCGTTGCTGCCGAGCGTTCCCATGGAAAAACCCCTTCAATTAAATGCCGGTCGCCGCCGGCAGCCCTTCTTTGACCCAGACGGCGTACGTCTGCAGCTTCGTTTCGTAACCGATCTGGTCGCCCGGATCGTCGATATGGTCGTCGTCTTCATCGCGCAGAAACGCCCCGCGGATCACGCGACCGCCGACCGTCCCGCCCCATTGATGGAGCCGATCGGCGAACGCGGCGCCGAGCGCCGCGACCTGGTCATAATCGCCGGCGATCAGGACTTCGAGCGTGTACTCGACGAGCCCGCCGGACGGGATCGGGTCGCGTCCGCCGGCGACCCGGAAGGAATAGACCGCATAGGGGAGCGCATCGGACGGGGCGGCCTGATTGGGACGGAGCCGCGATCCGACCGCGGCCGCAATCGTCCGGTCGGCCAGCAGCCAGGAACGCAGCGCAGCGGCGGGCGCCTCGCGAATCATCGCCGCCCCCTTCCGCCGCCCGCGGCGATCCGGTCGATCTGCCGCTCGACCTCGGCGCCGAGCGTCGCGACGACCTGCTCGCGATGCGCTTCGGTCGCCGGCGCCAGAAATGGTTTTTTCGGCCCGGCGCCGGTCTTGCGTTTGGTCTTTTTCTGCACCCGCTGCGCCGTCCCGAACTCCAGCAGTTGCGCATGCGGGGCGTTGGCGATCTTGACGGCGGCGACTTCCCCCGCTTTGAGCTTTTTGATTTTGCGCACCTTAATACGTTCGCGCAGATTCAGGCGGCGCCCCTTTTCGCTGCGGCGGATCGTCCCGCCGCGCGGCGCCAGACTCTTCGCCATGCGGACGATCGGCGCGGCCGCCTTCGTCAGCGCCCGCTCGTAGGCGTCGCGCTGCCGCTGCGGGTCGAGCAGCAGCAGCCGACCCGTCAGCAGGTCGACCCCCTGCACTTCGACCCCCGCCAGCTTGCCTATTTTCTTCGCCATTACGCCAGCGTCGCCCCCGTCGCATAGAGTCGGACCTGCAGGACGCTGGTCGACGTCGCGACGCCGACCTGCGAGGCGTAGTTGGTGGACGACAGGTCGGCGAACGGGCAGATTCCGCCGGCGGTCGCCGAGACGTAGTACGCGGTTCCCGCGACGACCGTCCCGCCGATCGTCAACGGCCCGGACGTCTGGTAAATCAGCGGCTGGTCGGCGCTGGCCGCATGCAGCGCGACGCCGACGATCGCCGCCTCGGCCGACGTGACGTTCGCATCCGCCTTGTACAGCTTGGAATCGGAGCTTTTCAAATAGACCGGCATGCCGGCCGTGATCGACTCGCCGGCGGTCCCCTCCTGCGTCTGGGCGCCGGTCCCCTTCTTGACGTTGGCCGCCGTGATCGTGATATCCGCCATCGCTTCGCCCTTTCTTAAATGGTGCTCGTCGCTTCGACCGTCTCGACGGCGATCATTTCGATTTCCCGGTTTTCCCCCGTCCGGTCCCCGGTCGAGAGAAACCGGAAAATCCTCCCGTCGCGGTCGACGGCCTGCCAGTCCGGGCCGATCGTCAGGTCTGGAATCCGCTGAATCGTGATCTTGTGCGTCGCCGTCGCCTCCAGCTGCCGCGCGGCGGTCGCCTCCGACCCCGACAGCATTTCCACCAGCCCCCACGCCCGCGCGACGGTCGCATAGGTGAGCGTCGCCGCGCCGCTCGCCGTCTCTGCGGCGACCGGCTGCTGCAGGTCAAGCAAACTGTTGAGCCGTCCGACGCGGGTCGCGCTCATGGAATACCTCGCAAGACAGCAGCGATTCGACCGCCATCGGCAGGACCGCGCCCGCCGGCCCGACGGTCACCGCCTCCCGATTCAGCCAGTAATGTCCAGCCAGCAGCAGCAGCGCCTGCTGAATCGTCGCGGGAACGTCGGCGGCCGTCGTGCCGTAGCCGGCCGTATAGTCGATCTGCACGGCCGCGGGCCGCGTCTGTGTGCTCGGCCAGTCAGTCCCGTCGAGCGGCGCCAGGCGGCCCGGTTCCGCCGCCGCATCGACCCGATAGGCGGACGACGAGAGCGTCGTCAGCACGCCGGCCGTCGAGTAGTATTTGACCGATGCGACCGCCAGCAGCGGCGGCCGCGGCAGGTAGATCGCCCCGCCCCGGTCGTAGCAGCTGGGGAACCGATCGAGCGTGAGCCGCAGCCCGGTCACGATCAGGCAGCGGCCGAGCCAGCCCTCGACGTAGACGCGCGCGGCGGCCAGGTAGCCGGCGAGCAGTGCATCCTCGGAATCCCAGGTGATCCGCAGATGCGCTTTCAGCGCCGCCAGCTCCAGCGGCTCCGCGGCCGGCGGGGTCGTCACCGCCAGCCCGAACGCCTGCGGGACGCC